ATGCGCTCACTGCGATCAAGAAAAGAATAAAGTAAAGTTGAATATTGATCTAACAAAGATCCCTTTGATTAAGGATCCAGATCATTCAAATAGAATTCCTCTCTTTGGAGATGTTGGTGTATTAATGAGATACCCAAGTATCGATACTCTAAAAAGAACAGATATTAATAAAGACGACATCAATGCAATTATGGATGTAGTTATAGAATGTATTCAAGCAATTTATACTGATGAAGAAGTTTTCTATACGAAAGAACAGACCAAAGCAGAGATTGAAGAGTTTGTAATGAACCTAACTAAAGAGCAATTCGATAAGATCGAAAACTTCTTTACAACTGTTCCAAAGTATAAACAAGATATCGAATATGATTGTCCAGCATGTGGTGCTCATAACATTACAGTTCTGGAGGGGACAGCCAGTTTTTTTTGATTAATCTCAGTCACGAATCATTGGCGAATTATTATAAAACAAACTTCGCCTTGATGCAATACCACAAGTACAGCTTGGCTGAGATTGAAAACATGATACCATTTGAACGAGAAATTTATGTATCAATGCTGATAGGGCATTTAGAAGAAGAAAAACAACGAATAGAGAGAAATAAGTAAAATGGCACAAGCATCTACCCAGTTCAGCAATGTAATAATGTTTGAACAAGCCAAAAGCCTTCGAAACCTTAAAGAGTTATCGGAGAAGGTAGATTCATCGCAAAAGAATAATGAAGATACTAAATCTACCAAAGTAGTAGAAACATTAAACGAAAATTTAAAAACTCTTGCGCAAAAGATTGAAGATCAAACAAAAATAACTATCAGAAATGCGATCAAGGGTGGTGCTGGGGTAGAAAAGGCAGAACAAGTTAATAGTAAAGATGTTAAACTTGCTAGAGGTGAAGACGGTAAGGGATCTCGTTTAAGAAAGATTCTTCTTGGTGGTGATCAAACAGAAGACATTAAAAAGAATAACTGGATGGGTAAATTCAGTCCAGGAATGGCAGTGTCTGGTTGGTTAGACAAAAGAGAGCAAAAGCAAGCGTATAAGAAAGAAGAAGGCGAGTTTGTTAAGGGTGCTATTCAAAATGATCCAAGAGCAATTGCTTTAAAGAATCTTAAAGGTGAAGACTACGCAGCTGAAGACGCAAAGAAACGCTTTGCTGAACTTAAAGAAAAAGAAAAAGAATTAAAAGAAGCTCAAAAAAGAATCGATGAATCTAAAGCAGCTGGATATGCTCCAAAGGTTAAAGATGTAAAAGCCAGAGATGATGCAACTAAACAGATAATGGAGATTGATCCAAGAGAGCAATCAAGATTAAAAGCTGATGCTAAAAAAGATATCCAAGAAGGTAAAGTAAAAGAACCAAAGCATACAGAAAAGTCAGAAGATCAACAAGAAGATTCTAGAATTCAAGCACAGTCTGCTTCAGAAATGATTAATCTCCAAAAAGGAGAAGCTGCAAACGAAACATCAATGGGTCAAACACTCATTCAGTCTTTAGAAATTCAAAAACAAATGCTTGAAGCACTCAAAGAAGGTGGTGCTGGCGGTGGAAGTGGTGGTGGCTCGATGTTAGAAACTGCTTCGGATCTACTGGGTAAAGGCAAGGGTAAACTAGCAAAAGCTGGTGGGATGCTTAGTAAAACAGCTGGTTTCTTAGGTAGACACGCAGGAAAGATTGGAGCAATCGGTGGTGTTGCCATGGGTGCTTATGACGCATACACTGGATATAATGATGCTGAAGATGCAGTTCAGCGTGGAGAAATAACCAAAGAAGAAGGACAGGTTAAAAAGGGCGAAGCAATTGGTGGTGGAGTTGGTGGTGCTGGCGGTGCTTTTGCTGGCGCAGCAGCAGGTGCTGCTATTGGTTCAGTTGTTCCTGTTGTTGGAACAGCCATTGGTGGACTAGTTGGTGGTGCTCTTGGATATTATGGTGGTTCGGAAATCGGTAAAAAAGCTGGTGGAGCAATCACTGAAGGATATCAAGGTGCTAAAAGTTGGTTGGGATTCGGCAAAGAAGAAATTGATCCAGCAACTGGTAAGCCTAAAGAATCTGGTCTATCTAAATTTGCTGGTGGTGCCAAAGATATGTTTATGAAATATACTCCAGCAGGAATGGCAGCTGGAGCTATTATGAATAACAAAGATTCTCTAGTCAGTGGTGCTGAAAGTGTTGGTAAAGGTGTTACATCTACTGCATCATGGTTAGGTGATAAATTGTTCGGTGGATCTAAAGAAAACGAAGATTTGAAAGCTGCTTCTGGTAAGAAACCAGAAGAAACTAAAACAGTTCTCAATACATCAAACAATGTAGTCAATAACAATACAACTCAAGCAGCAAGGAAGTCTGTTCGATCAGATGAACCCAGTTCCAATAGGTACTTCAATAGTAGATACGCATAAAAAAAGGGATCCGTTTGGATCCCTTTCTAACTAATAACTCAGGCGATTTGCAGAGTTAGTGTTTATCGATTCATCACATACATAGTAACTTCAAATCCAAAACGCATTTCTGTCACAGCAGGTTTAGTCCACATAGTAATTCTCCTAAAGAGTGACAGAAAATCCTGTCATTATTACTTATGATAACAGTGACAGGATTTGAGGCGATAATTGATTATTGTTACCTAATGAAAATCATTATTATGCTTCGTCAGCAATCTTCTGGAAGTATGACATAACATCTTCGTCATCATCCGTAGATTTAGTAACACTAACTGGTTTTGCAGCAACTGCTTGCGGAGCAGAACGAGTTGGTGGTGTATAGTTATCATCTTCAGACAACTTCGCTGCAGACTTAACTGGTGAGGATTCTCCATCAAGTACATCAGCCAATTTCTTAGACAGTTCTTCAAAAGACTTGAAGTTCTTTGGTGCTAAGAATTCAGACAAAGCATACTGACGATTGAGGATCTCAACCATCTTGTCTTCATCACCTTGAGCCAATGGAGCAGGTTCCATGAATGCTGATTGGTCGTAGTTAGCATAACCATCAACCTTACGCATGCGCAACTTAAAGTCTGCGCCATCATATGGATCAAACACATTGACTGGCTTTTCATCTTCAAAAGTTGGTCGTGCTTTGTCCATAATCTTATCAAAGATCTTTTTACCAAATTTGAAGAGCATAACTTTGCCTTCATTCTCTGGGTGCTTTGGATCAGACACTACCAACACATTGGCAATGTAAGACAAACGACGCTTCTGCTTGCGAGCAATTTCCTTATTGGCTTCTGAACCAGAATTCCACAATTTAGAATTCAATTCACCAACAGGATCTTTTTCGTTGAGGGTTGTTAGAGAGTTTTCAATGTACCACTTACCAGTTGGTCCTTGAAATGAGTGATTGAAGATTCGAACCCATGGGAGTTCATCGCCTTCTACTCGTGGCAAGAATCGCAATGTTGCTGTTCCGTTGCCAGCCTTGTCAGCTTCCAACTTCCAGATGCGATCGTCTTGATAGGATTTTTGACCACCTGATGATTCGGGATTGGCGATCTTTTCGAATTCGGATGTGATTTTACCGAAGTCTGTGTTGCGCATTTTGCGTAGTGCTTGAATGTCCATCGTATTTCCTTTGTATTAAATGTATTAATGTTTTTTTGTATTAGTATGTTTGTCTTCATGTATGTCAAAATCATAATCTAGATCTTCATCATCATAGTATTCTTCAACATAACTATTTAGTACTTTCATACCTTCGCCTTTTTGGTTTCTAGAGTGCTTAACACGCTTTCTACCAAATTCATCGTCTTCATCTTGCTGACGAAATTTCTTCTGAGTCATTTTACAACTCTACTAGTTCCTGTTTAAATTGCTCGTACATCCGTGTAAGTTTTTCGATATCAAACTTCACAAACCCTTTACACTTATCTATTCTACGGCATTCTTCATCCCAAAGCAAATTTAAATGAGTCCAGTCTGCAAGATAATTAGTAATAGAATTCAAAATAACCATTGTTTCAATCGAAATAAAACCACCTAAAAACAGTTTCAATAGTTCTGGACTTCCACCAGAGTACAAGTTATCCATTTTAAGGGATTGTTTTTCCAAATGAAGCATAATTACTTGCAAGTCATTATTGAAAACTTGAGAAATACTTTGTTTTCTCTTGTTCCATTTAACTAGATTCTCTTCTGCTTCATTATCAGAATATGCCACAGAGTCGTTTCCATAGGCAAAGTTTGCCACAAAATATTGGATTATGTCTCTTTCAGTATCGAATCTCCTTGACAACTTATCAAAAATAAAACGATCATTGCGATTGTAGAAAGTATCTCTACCACCCTTTACATGACCACGATTATTAAATACATTATATTTGTTGGTAGTGAAATGTAACTTCACTGCCATATATAACTTCCATACTTTATATCCGTCCACTTAATTTAGATATCCAATTTAGCGGTTTTGGGTAAGAACCCATTTTCCTGAAAGTCCATTTTGATTTTGTCTTTTAAAGATTTATTGACCAGAGATTTAATCTCTTCTGGATCGATATAGTTTTCTTTACAGTAATCCAAGATAGCATCTACATGCGAACACTTCTTATCCCTTGCTGTTTGTTCAATGAACTTAGAAAAGGAATTCGAATCTTCAAATACTTTTGTATTTTTTAATGTATATATCTGCTGTTTTAATGATTCCGTTGAGTTCACTATATTCCTTAGATTTAGTTTTGTATAATTTCCAGATTGGAGTTTCAGTATCTTCCGTAGACATTTTTCGTTCAAACATTTCTAGATACTTGTCGAACCATCTGTCCATGACAGTGCGTTCTTTCACTAAAACTGCTTTGATCTTTTCTAGTGCTTGGACATCTTGGTCGTAGGCACACAGTGAAAATTTGTCAAGGTATTCTTGTTTACTCAGTTCCATAATTATCCTCTTCGCATTGTTGCGATTTCAATTGCTTGTTCATCAGTAAAAATTGGTACAGCGTTAGACTTGTGCATAGTACCAATACCCTTAATAGCATTACCAGTGTACACAGGATTGGGTTTCTTGTAACATGGCGCACCAGTAAATGGAAGACTTGGAATCTTAGGTGTCTCACGACAAGCAGGTTTTCCAAGGAAGTCCGACTCACTGAGTTTCTTGTGCTTGCTTGAAGCAGTCGAAGTCTTTGTGGGGTACTTCTTTATCATGGCTTCCCATGATGCTTGCAACTCTCGTTGCTTTGCGTTTGGTTTGCGTTTCTTAGACTTTTTAAATGATGTATGGATAATCGTCATAATAACTATTATACCTCAATTAAGAATTAAAGACAATCAAGCCAAAGTCTTGCGTGGGAATCCGTTTGCAAAGCCACTAGTGCCAGAAACGAATCCACGAGATGTTTTCGCACGCATGATTTGCTTCGGTGCTTTGCGTGGTTTTGCGACTTCAATGCTTCCACCCTTTTTCAAAAACAACTTTACTTGTTTTTCGGTTTCGGCACGCAATTGTGATTTAGTTTTAAATACGATCATAATATATTCCTCTTCAATTAAACAGCAGTAGACATTTTTGCTTCCATCATTTCTGACAGAATAAATTTTGCGATGTTGATATTTTTGCGAGCCTGATCAGTCGCTTGATCGTGACCAAAGGTCATCAGTTCTTGCGCATCAGACAACACACCCATAGCAACCATTTCCAAACCACTCAGACGAGCAGTAATAGAATTCATGTATTCTTCACGGATGTCAGCTTCAGTCATACCGTAGCAGTTCTTTTCAAATTCAGTCATTTCGTTTCCTTTTCTAATCAACATAAGTCTATTATCGCTCATATTGCAATTAAAGGCAACAAGTATTTTGACCCTCGTAAGTTGTTGTTTTTACAAGGAAAAATAACCCCTTGATTAGAGGGGTTATTCAGGAAATAGCCGAAAAGTATTACTTTTTAGCTGGGAAGGGTGAATTAGAGTGGTCTTTTGCAACAGCGTAAGCCACGCAGATGTTGTCATTTTCTTTAGCATAAGCGCATCTTACTGCTACAGGATCTACTCCCTTAACGATACCATTTTCAATATTTCGAGACATCATTTCACTTTGTTTAGTATGATAATATGAAACAGAACTAATTGTTGTAATTAGAACTGCAGTTGCACACACTGTGAATAAATTACTTTCAGTCATAGTAAACCATCCTCTAAGTTTATTAATAAGTTGCATCATCGATTACTATCCTTATCCATATTGGACCAAGAGATATGTACAAGAAACGACCATTAGGATTCATGTCGTTAAATAAAGCATCCTTAGTTTCAATCTTTGGTTGCCAGTGAAATGGATTAAGAACAAGTCCAATCCAAACACCAGAATACCTTAGATATTCCATTATCTTTTTCACTTCAGATCCTTTACCATATCGCAAAGTCCTAGTTTTTTAGATTCTTCCGCTGACAACCAAATGTCTTGTGGTGGAAGTAGAGTTTCACGAATTTTTGCTTCAGCTAAACCAGTACATTTTTTATAGTGAGCAATCATTCGTTTCGTAGTCAGATCGAATTCTCTGACTGTAGCAAACAACTCATGTTCTTTACCAAACGCTCCCCATGAATACTGATGAGACAGAATAGAAGTGTTTGGTGTAAGAATGCGCTGACCTTTAGTGCCAGCAGCAAAAATTAGAAGTCCAGCAGAAGCAATTTGCCCAAGACCAATTGTACGAATTGGAATAGCCGAACCTCTCATTGTATCAATAACAGCAAACGCTGCATTGAGGTCACCTCCAGGAGAACAGATTATCAGATTCAATAGTTCTGGTCTCTCCTCAGAGAAATTTGATTCCATAATCCACTCGCAAATTGGTTTGACTGTTTGTAGGGAAACTTCGTCAAACAACAGATAAAAACCATGTGTGGAATTATCACCTTTTGTAAGAAAATCCAAATTCAATTTATTCATCATGTTAGCCATCATATACTCCAGTTAATTAATAAGGTGTGTAAAATATGTGATTCCCAATCACAACAGTTTTCTTCAATTTCCAATTTGGGTTTACATAGTTTGCGTGGTAGTATAACGCACCCTTAGTATTGTCTTTCATGACTTCATAGTTCATGTAAACATAAACTGCGAGATCCTTGATGTCATTATACACTACTTTTTGATTTTCCGACAACTTTTCAGACTTGTGCAATGAAGACATTCTTGGTTTGTCTTCACACCACCAAGAGAATTGACAAGTCGATCTTGTTTTTTGTTTGACAACTCCACAAACGGAGTCTTCAAATCCGTGTTTTACTCTGTTCAGAGTGACTAGAGCAACTGCTATTTTGCCTTCTTTTGGCTCATAACCTGCTTCATAGAAAATATTATCTGCGAGGCATTCAACCTCTTTCTTTGTAGATGGTGTTAAATCACTAAAATCTACATTCAACATCTCTGTTGCATTACTTGTGTTTGTTATAACAACTGGTGTAGCAATGATTAATGATATAATCAATAATGTTGCTGTCAATATGTTTTTATGCATAATGATCTCCTTAATTAGTTAAAGAAAGACATGCGTGAGCATGCCTTCCCGATCCCATATCAGGTTGACTTTTTGCTAGTCTTTGTTTCTAGGGGGATGTTTGAAACGAAACCATTTAAGGTCTGAGCCTTTATAATGATATCTGCTTCTGATGGATAAGTTGGAAATCCTGGATGAACAGGTAACTCACCACCATTTATTTTAGCAATTTCTAATTGGGAGTGCCAAACATTGCTAATTACTTCACGCTTTCCATGATAGTCCTCAGAAAGCATATCTTTCGCCATTTTTAATAGTTCAAGGCGAATCTCGAACGGGGTCATATTACTCATATAAGTCTCCTTTGTGTGTTATGAGTTGTGTGTAATGAAGGTTTTATTGGGATCCTTCAACCCATGTGTTCAATTATTTAGGAATTATTTTTTTGCTGGTTCAGCTTTCTTATCTTCCTTTTTCTCTACTTTCTTAGGAGTAGGTTTTTCAGATTTTGGTGCTGGAGGACAATTACCTTTCTTATCCTTCGTCACACAATTTGTTTGTTCTTTTGCTGCAATCTTTTCTGGAGCAGGTTGTTTTGCTGGTTGGGCATCTGCAGCAAAAACTGATACTGCGAAAAATGATGCGATTAACGCTGTAACTAATTTCATAGGAATCTCCTAAAGTTTAAAGATGGTGGTTTTATAGAGACCACCAACTCTTTATCTTACTTCAATATTAAATTGCAGACAATCAAAACGCACGAGTGTATGCAAGTTCAACACCATTCGTGTCACTATCACCACGCTTCATAAGATAACGAACACCAACTTCGTCTTTCTTAGTTACAGCGTAGTCAAAACCCAACTTGGTAGTACGAGTTTCATAGTTGTTTGATGTATTGAAAGCATTACGATAGCGATATGCTGCTTGCAATGATAAGTTATTAGTCAAAGCATAACTGGCTTTTGGTTCAAAAGTGTAGTAAGAGAAATCTTTGGTAGATGTAAATTTCTCACCAACACTAACTCGAGCACCCAATTTTACTGCAGGATAAACTTCCCACATTTTTTGGAGACGAGCCTCGACTTTATTTTCAAGTGTCTTGTCACCATCTTCACGACTTGCATAAAATTTGAGATCAGCCTTTAAGCCATTATCAAATTTGTAGTATGGTGCTACACTGAAAGTATTTTCGAAAGTATTTGGAGAATTATTTCCACGCTCTCGTTCAAACTCATAACCAACACCAGAGCCAGCAGCAAATGCTGAACCTGATGCTACTAATAAAACTAAAATTAACTTTTTCATTTGATTCCTTATAATACAAAAGTAATAATACCTGCGGTTACCAATAATAGCAATCCCCAAGAAGATAGTGCCTTATAGTATGTCAATAGTGGTGTGCCGAAATATCGGTTACCAACAGCAACACACTTATGAGTTGGACTAATTAAGTAGCCAGCAAAATCGATAGCAAAGAACCATAAGAAATACTCAACTCCGAAAACTTGAGACATTAATACAGCAATAGCTACAAACTTACCAGAACTACCCATTAGAAAACTGGCGACAAATCCAATAGCACTAATGATGACCATACCAACAAAAGTGTGAGGATCTAACATACTTGTTTTAATGACGGCTTCGAATGCACCACTATTGGATTTCATATAGTTACCCAACACGATAGCCAAGCCAACCCAAACAAGCACATCCCACTTAATGTAACCTAAAAGTTTCTTAGGATTCCATTGTTGTGTGATGATAACATAATATAGAGCCAATAAACCAAAACACAAAATATGACTAGCACCAGCAATGTATGCTCCAACAGCAACAAACATTGGCACAGTGTTTCGTAATACAGCACTTAGTTTAAAATTTCCAGGTGTGATTGCAATTTCTTCTTCGTGTATTTGTGACCAAATATACCATCCGATGAAAAGTAAACTAACCACCAATAGAGGAGCAATCAATCCCAACCATGCTGTATAGGTTAACCCAAATGCAGCGATTGGAAGAATCACAGTTTTCTCTAGCGGAGACCACAAATAATAGTGATGTGTCGCTAGATAGTCTACGATGCCCAATTTCTCTCTACCCTTGCCATCTTTCGAAGCAACAGTATCAAGAAGTCCAGCACTAACAGTAACTCTACCTTCAATTGGTAGAATGCCACCGATAGCACTCAACAGGGCGACCACAAATCTATTGGATCTGAATGTATTCTTAACATAGGCAAAAGCAGGGGCGAACAATTCGTACTGTTTCGCTAGTCCCGCACTGATCATAATGAAGAATATCATCCAGAGGTACGAGATGTCTTTTAACAAGACATTATAGACAAAGTCCATTTCGTTCTCCTTTAGTTGTGAAAAACTCAGTTTTAAAGGGACTGAGCAAAACCCTAAAGTATTTAGTAGTGGTTATTCTGTTACGAGGAAACCACCAAAACCCTAAGCAGTGTTTAGGCTGCTAATGCGAACTGTGAGTCGTTTGCGTTTACTTTGTTTTCTTCTTTTTACATCGTCGCTGATGTGTTGCCGTCTCTACTATCTCACCCTGTCGAAACCTAGTCACCCCCATCAAAAGAAGACATGTATACATATTACAGTTATTAGTGATACTATACAAATAAACTCATATGTTTTCATAATATCTCCTTATGGTGGAGGTGGGGAGAATCGAACTCCCGTCCAGAATGCCTTCGCTTTGAAGGGATTACAACAATTACCTATTGTAGCAGAAATTACCCTGCACAATTTGTCCATTAATCATTTCACTTCTCAATTCACAGTATTGACCCAACTGAGGAATAACAGTAACTGGAGCAGACTGTGGATAAACATAAACAGTTTGCGGTTGCTGATATACTGGAACTTGTTGATAAATTACTGTTGGTTGTGGTCGTGTTACAATATAACCAAACAATGATCCTGCTACGAATGGCACAAACGGATCACGACCATATCCATGAGCCATTGCTGGTGTCGCAATACTAATAGAAATCAATAAACTTGCAATTAGTTTTTTCATGATATTTCTCCTATTCATATTCTTATTATACACTATTTAGCAATTAAAGACAACTAAACACCCTTCCACTGCAGATACTGTTCTCGTAAGCCTATAAAGCCATCAATCCAGTCATCTCGTTTTTCAATAAACAAACTTGCAGGATGATCGTCAATACCCATAAGAATTACTAAACGAGAAACAGGAACACCTGTTCGCTCTTCAAATGCTACAGCATATGCTGCACACTGCATAAAGTAATCGTGAATGTCATCTCTTGTCTTAACTCTGCCAGATGTTTTGAAGTCAATGACAGAAACCTTTCCATCGAACTCAGCAATACAGTCAACTGTGCCAGCAACTTTTAAGTGATCTGAATATAGGGGAGTTTCTAGACAATGAACATTATCTATTCTGCTGAGTAGTGGAACTAAAGAATTCCACATTGGCACATCAACAAGATGTGGCTCTACAAATTCGTTGTTGAGGAAATCTTCGCAAACTTTGTGTATAGCAGTACCTCGTTTTGCTGCTTTTGACGAGATTGCATTCGCTTTTTCTTCTCCGACTCGCTTTCGCCATTCCATGATTGCCTGTTTTTTGTGCAATCCAGTAATGGTTGTAACGGAGGGATAGGCTGCACCCGAAGGTGTTTTGTATAATCTCGAACCATCGGAATTTGTGACACGCTCAAGTTTAGGGATATCATGATGTATATGTGTTGTCATTATTAAACTGAAAAACTGCTCCCACAACCACAAGTTGTTTTGGCATTTGGATTGGATATAACAAATTGAGATCCTTTTAATTTATCACTAGTAAAATCTATAGTAGCGTTGTCAAAATACTGCATACTCATTGCATCTACTACGAGTTTGTCAATAACGAAGTCATCTTCTTCTTTGTTCTCTTCAATAGTAAACCCATAATTAAAACCAGAGCAACCTCCACCAGAGATAAATGCTCTTACATATTTTCCATTCGGTTCATCCATTAGGATTTCATCGAGTTGTTTCTTTGCTGCTTCTGTTACAGTAATCATGAGCAGGCACACTTTAGTTGATAGTCGTTTACTGCTGCTTTGATCGCATCTTCCGCAAGTATACTGCAATGAATCTTGACTGGCGGTAATGCGAGTTCTTCTGCAATCTCGCTATTCTTAATGCTTCCTGCTTGCTCCAGCGTTTTGCCCTTGACCCATTCAGTGACGAGCGAACTGCTAGCGATTGCAGAGCCACATCCGTAAGTTTTAAATTTCGCATCTGTGATAATGCCATCTTCTACCTTTATTTGTAATTTCATCACATCACCACATGCTGGTGCTCCGACCATTCCAGTACCAACCGATGGATCATCTTTATCTAAAGAACCCACATTTCGTGGATTCTCATAGTGGTCGATAACTTTGTCTGAGTAAGCCATTATGCCAACAAATGAATTGCTTCATTGTAGTGTTTGATGCGATCTTCAAGACCGATATATCCGCCATTGATTTTCTTGGTCATTAGTTTAATGTCACCGCTATCTGCTTGAACATTTAACTTGTTTTTATTCCAAAACCAAATAGCTGACATCAATGCGAAGTCACGATCAGATGTAACCCAGTCTGGATTCTCAAATAGATTTTCCCAGTCTTCAAACATCTCTTTGGCAAATGCTCTGTAATTATCTTTTCCAGTCAACTGGATTGGTCCACGACCACGATACTTATATCCATCACCACTTTCTGGAGCACCATTACCCATACGATTAGCATAGATCTTGTTGGCAATCATTTCTGGTTTGCGTGCATAAGGTTGTGCTGATTCAAGTGTAGGGAAGTACTTCTTGAAAATACCATTCAATCCTTGTGCGGAGTAGTTTAAGTTTTCTTCGAATACTGTCCAACCACCAGACTCATGTCCACACTGAGCAAGGAATGCTGCAACTCGTTCTGGTGTATTAATGTCATATGTTGGAAATACATTATTCATTGACTCTGCCCAAGATTCTGGATCTTGCGCTCTAGGAAATAGGTGTTTAAATTGTTCTGCTGTGATCATCTTTTGTCCTCGTAATCTTCGTATTTTAATTTAGCCAAGATATAATCTTTGACTAGTGATGAACGAACGATATCATCTACAGTAAATTCGATTCGAGTAAATGCCTTCATATGTTGGGCAATGTCGAAGAATTTAAGAATACCACTGACATCGGTCTTTCGTTTATTTAGGTCAGTCTGACGATAATCACCGCACCAAATAATCTTAGACATATGACCAACACGAGTCATAACTGTATCGATCTCATCATAATTTAAGTTCTGCATCTCATCAACAATGATGATTGCGTTATCGAACGACATACCACGAATGAAAGAAGTAGAGATAAACTGGATATGTCCTTGTTCTTCTAAACGATCCCAAGCATCTTTGCGATCAAATAATTGATGGCAGATTTGACGATATGGCTGACCATAAATTTCCATCTTCTCACCAGCATCTCCTGGAAGATGACCCATCTCACGAGATTGAACTGCTGAACGAACAACAATAATCTTATTGAAAGGATTTGATTTGTCTAACACTTCCTCAATTGCTTTATAAAGAGCAATGAATGTTTTTCCTGTACCTGCCACACCATGTAATGCTACGAAATAGTCACCTCGTTTATACGCATCGTAAAATAATTTCTGATTGTCAGTTAATGGTTGAAAGGTTTTTAAATTGTCTAATCTTAATCTTAACTGATTAGATGCTACAGGTTTTGACTCACGGATTTCATTATTATTATCTTTTTCTACTACGGATAGGGTAGACTTACGAGCCATTTGCGTTCCTTAAAATTATCCTCCGATATTCCCTGTGGTATTATTCTTCAGGGTACTTCCAGGTGTCCTCTCGTGAATAGTGTTTAATACATCTTTAAAACCTCCAGGAATTTTTGGAGTACCAATGCGGTATGCCATGGCTGGCGCAGTACCATCATAGTATCTCTCGTGGGTGGGGTGTGATTGTTTGTACGAATCGTACTCAGACATTCGCAAAACTTCTTCGAAGATTTCGCCAGTTTCAGTGTTTCTAAAAGTGTAGGTAGGCATAATTGTATTTATAAGGGAATCATTTTAGACTTCACTCTACTGTTCGCTGTAGTAGCAATTTGTTTGTGATTTCTATTGTTCCACTCTTTCATATACCACTCTGGAATTGATCGATCAGTCCAAACAGCAAAAGGTTGTTTGTCGTTAATATAATAGTTGTGGTATGCCTGAATAGAATCTGGAACTTTATATTGATCAGGCATGCACTGGGGCATTGTAGTCATGCTACCAATTTTAATATTGGTTGGTAATTTATCGAGGAATGGAATAAGTTTTTCTGCAACATGATGTTTACCATAACGGAAAGTATACTCTCTCATAA